GGCGCTTGAGATAAAGTAAAATTATCAGTAGATGTTCTAACTAAAAGATGAGGCATTGTAGATGCTTCAAGTTTAAAAAGTGAACCGTTCTCGATAACTTCATTCCAAGTAGAACCGTCCCACTGAAGTACAAAATCATCAGAGGATCCAGCAATACCGACAATCTTATAGATATCACCAGCAAGCAACCCAGATGTAGGTATTTCAGCAATAGAATTTACTTCACCTTTAATGGTATTAGCAGTGATGGTTGCACTACTCATAGAAGTAGTAACTGATTTATTTAAAATAAGTAGTTCGTCTTGACGTTGTACTACCCGAAAATCGTCAGAAGTACCTTGTAAATAATTATTTTGAGAGCCAGTAATAGTAGCTATAACACCAGTTCTTTGATTGAAGATACTTAATGTACCAGTTACTGGTTCAATAATACCTACATAAATTTCTTCTTTGTCGTTGAACCGATAAAGGAAATAGTAAGCACCATCAAATACTGAAGCAGGGCCGATAGTAGCGGCAAATAAAGTGCCAGGTCTTTTTGTGAGACCATCAGTTACATCAGGATAGACGTTATTGACATCTCTAACAGTACCTACCATTTTATCTTTATCTGCTACTTTCGATACACCCATTAAATATGATTGGACTGTTTGAGTTACGGCTGCCATTAGTATCTATGAAGTGAAGTGAATGGTTTATATGTTCGATAAGCAGAGACATCATTATCCATACCCATGTAGTTGTAATCACCTTGGGTAGTTTCATACTCCATTGCTTGAGTACGACAATAGTTTTCTCTTTCTTGAAGCATCCTATATTGATTCATATCCCCTGTAATACGCATGGAGCACATCACAGCAGCACGAGCAATGATAAATGATTGAATTGGAATAGGTAGTTCTTCCCATTCAAAAAGGAAAATTTTATCAACTAGTGGGTTATAGTCCCACTTAGATGTATGATTGTACCTATCGTATAAGAATCGATAAAACGTAGAGCCAATCTTTTCACTACGCATTACACCGCTATGATATTTATTTTGTAAATCATCACAGAGATCGACTTGCAGTTCATTATCAGCAAGCAGGATCATATCTTTTGTCGCCACAGCATTAGAGCGGATAGCTTGAACATGATATTCTCTATTGAAAGTCCAACCTTCCGCTTGAATATCTCTAGAGGTAGATACCAAAGTATTCCATGCAATCGAAACGTCCGGGTTTGATGTGTCTAGGGTAGATACAGGGGCCTGTCCAATAGACTGCAGTAGCTCATTTACAGCTGCAAGTTCTACTTGACTAGGAGGCATTGGTGGATTTCTCCATGAACTTGTCATGATAATAGTTCTCAATAAAGAATAAAAAAAAGGGACCCGAAGGTCCCAGATATATTTAAGAAGTAGGGTTCAGACGTGCAGTGTCAGAACTCTCGGGATTAGCAGCTTCAGGGGAACCATAAGCGATTCCACCAAGCCACTGCTCAGTTTCAGATTTTACTGTAGAACCAAGAACAGCGTTCACACCAAGCGATGAATATGAACGAATAGTCTTAGCTACAGAATATCGTGTAGTTGTTGCCATTTAATTAATCTCCAATATTCAGGGTGTTGGGGGCGTTCCATCACGTCCTACTTCCAAACCAATATTCGGATCCCAAGTCTCACTGCTGACCTGATTTGCAGAAGCAGGGTCAACAGTGCGATTAGGATTCTCATGGACAGCAGTAGGATCGATTGTGGAAAGCGCGGAAGTACCAGGCTTTACAGGCATCGATTAGTTCTCCTATCAAGCAGCTTGCAGCTCAATGGCGCAGGCAGGATTCAAAGTACCAACACCCATAGCCAGACGACCGACGATGATGTCACCTTGGTACATGGTTTTCACATCAGCACCAGTGGTCTGAACGCTAGGACCAATACCCTCAACAACACCAGCAGCATCTCTCATATAGATGAGGCCACAAGAGGTTGAGAAGTCACCAGAATAATCATTGTTCTCACCATCAACACGGAGAACTTCACCAGCAGCAGCGCCAGTGCCAGCACCCGTAACCATGAAAGGTAGGTTGTTAGAACGCTTGATAGAAATACCAGCGATCTCATAAAGACCTTCACCACTATTCAGGTTACCCTGGTTGTTGCCATAGTCACGGTTAAGGATATTGCTATCGACTTGAGAGACTAGAGCATAATATTGACGAGGAGAAAGTACAGCACAACGGCCTTCACGGGGTACATTCTTTTCATCAAGAATAGAAGCAGCCTCAAAGAAACTGTCTACAAGTGACTGTGCGTTGTACTGGTTACCAGCACCAAGCTTAATAACAGAACCACCTGGCTCAGGTCCAGGAGAAGCTGTCACAGGATGTGCTTCACGAGCAGCCTTTGCAATGGTACGGAAGACCTTCTTATCGTAGGCTTCAGCCAGTGCATGGCCAATCTTTTTAGAGATCTCAGAACGCAGTGAATAGTGAGCAAGAGTCTCATCCAGATCATAGACAAATGCTGAACTAATCAGCAGGTCATCCATAAGGATGGTCTTCTCGGCCACAGGAGGATCACCAGATCCAAGAATAGGTGTACCAGGCACATGATATTCAGCCTGCATACGACCTGTGAAGATGAACTGCATAGACTTACCGTTACGCAATGTACGGTTCTGAACAGTTCCTTTAGCAATACAAGCAGACTCATATGCTTTAAACATCTCTCCACTGAACAGTTTCAGATAAAGAGCATACTTATCACCAGCAGCACCACCCGCAGCGGGGTAGCCCTGACTCAGTGCAAGTTGAGGATTCGAGTTAATCGAACCCTGAGGAGTGGGCCGCGTGTTATTAGTTGCGGTCCCAACAGCTGGAGCAGTCATTTTTTTAAAGAGGTATAGTTTGCAAGATCCTCTGTCGACAAAGGTTATTAAATTTTTCGGTAAAAATTATAAAGGTCTTACCAAAACCGGTTTCGGCATGAGGTGCCCCGCGTACAGGATTCATACCAAATTAGTGTGCAGGGGATTGCACCCTGCAGCTCGCTTTAACGAATCACTTGGTGTATGCCACACCACGATACTTGAGTTTAGCTTTACGTAATTCAAGCTCACGCTCACGAATACGTTGCATAAATTCTACAGCAGACATGATGATTACCTCCGAAGAAGTCTGTAGATCCCGTTCCATATCTACAGTGACATGCGTCCTTATAGACAATCAAACATTGTTTCAAGCATCAATTTATCTAGGTGCTGTTTCATAGCCATAAAAGCTTGCTGCTCTTCTGGATCACCACCAGACCATTGATCAAGATAGAAGCATATTGCACGATGCAGTAATCGTACATAAGCATCATTAACTGTTAGAGTGTATTCCATAAGAATGAACGGAAGGATTAGGATGTTTTTGATTTTCTTTTGAACCTATTAATTTTCATATTAGAATTTTTACTTTTTAATTTTTGAACAGGTCCAAATGGGTAAGGCATAAACTCACCGTTCTCATATTTTTTTATAGGTGTCGCATCGCCTCTAGGTTTTCCTTTTTTCATACCTTTAACGCAACACGCAATGCGGACACTGCTGCATCATCAAGATCATTATCTGTTTCTTTCACCAAAGCAGAGAGTAGATCAATGATCAATGTTTTAACAGCATTTGATTTAACAAAAGCAAACAGAATGGGTTTAATAAGAGTAATCATTTTAAAATAATGCGATCTAATTTGTTTTCAATACGAAGCATATGGGTTTCAAACCTTTCTAATGCTTCATTTAAATCGGTTTTTGAGACGTAACCTTCAGCTACGCGCAACTCGAATGCATCAACTCTAGAATCTAATTTTTCTAGACGTGCGTGGAATCTTGTTATTAAAACACTAAACCCAGTAGCTAATGCAATTCCAACTGGAACCACAGCTTCTAACATTATTCTCCAATAACCTCAACACCTTGTGGACTTAACAGCTCACATTGAGTAAGCTGTTGAGCTTTAGTACCAGAGTCTGCATTATCACCATAACCAGTAGTTGGTACAAACCAACGATCACCAGTTGCAGGGACAGCATAGAGAACTTCAGTAAAAGCAACAGTACGATTAGAAGCAGCCATAGTTAATCCTAAAT